TAAGCTCTTGATAAATAAGGTAGCCGAAATTTCGGCTGCCAATTCTTTCAACAGGTTATCGATCGCTTCGAGAACATGCTTGTGCGCCTTCTCAAAGAAAGCCGCCACGTCGCGGCTGTTGGCAAAAATCCTGCCTTCGCGCTCAAAAACGACGGGGCTGCACCTGGGATCGCTTGTCATGGTAAAACTCCGATGCCTGCGGCTCTCACACCGTGGGCTTCGTGAAGGGTGGGCCGGCGGCGGGGTTTGTTTCTCAGGCGCGCCCCGCCGCCTTGGCCCTTCCCCTGGTGAGAGACAGGGGAATTTGGTATTTCCCCAAATATCACAGATTTTTTGCAAAATCTGCAACTTTTGGTTTTTTAGCCAATTGTGTGCCTTCGGCCAAATATGGCACTCCTTTGGCAATGATCACGCCAGCCCAAATACGAGCCGCACGCGCCCTTTTAAATTGGGGCCAAGACCGCCTTTCGGAGCGATCCGGCGTGTCAATCACCACAATCGGCAATATCGAAACGGAGCGCACATCCCCGCACCGCTCATCAGCAGCCGCGATCCAGCGCGCCCTTGAGGAGGCCGGCGTAGAATTCACGCCCGATGGCGGGGTGAAGCCGCGTTCCTGACTCGACTCCCGGTTTCCAGCGCACTACGATCCGTCGCTTTTTTGGAAGGATCGAGTGATGAAAAGGATTGCGGCGCTTTTGGCCCTGGCGCTTCTCGCGGGGTGCACCACCAGCGGGGTGAAAGTCACTGAGCAACAGCTCGCGCAACTCCACCCAGGCCAATCTACCTGGGGCGACATGGTTGCCGCTCTCGGCGAGCCCACAGCGACAGGCTTCACGTCGGACGCCAACCGGACCGCCACCTACACCTTTATGAAAATATCGACCCGACCCGAAACCTTCATCCCCTATGTCGGGCTGTTCGTCGGCGGCGCCGACACCAAGACCGACAGCGTGATGCTGGTCTTCGCCCAAGACGGAAAGCTCAAAAATTGGGCGGGAAGCTCCGGCGGGATCGGCACCGGCATGGGGCTTGCCAGCGGCGGAACCGGCAAATAGCCATCACCCCTTACACCCCACCCACATCTTCAACAGCAGATGCGCCGGCGGATTCTTGTTCCAATACTTGATGAGATCGATAAAGGCAGGGAACGGCATCGCGTCGATTTCATCGATTGTGTAGCCGCCCCCCGTTATCAGGCCGCCATAGATGCCGATCCAATCGAAATCGGCTAGGACGTTGCCGTTCCGGGAGCCGGCTCGGGGGCCGGCCCGGCTTCCCCCGAGGGGGCGTCCGCCACGGGGGCCGGAAGGGGGATCAATTCGAAGCCCGATGCCTCGGCGGCTCTCCGATGCGCGGCGGTCAATTCCGCGACGGTCACGCCCTTCAGGTTATCGATGAAATCCGGAGTAATTTCCGGGTCCGCGGCGCACATGGCGAGATGGATCATCGTCGTCATGGCCGAGACGCCATCGACCGTATCGAGGGTGCTGCGCTGGAACGCCGGGACGGAACGTTTCATCTGGCCGATGGTCAGCGGCGCGATCGGATATTCCTTGCCGGCGAGGGTGACGGTGAGCTTGTCACTCATGGGGCTTGTCCTTCTTGGTCTGGAATTCGTGATAGACGAGGGTCAGGTACGAGGTGGGGAAATCGTCGGATTCGCCGACTTCGTTGACCTCGATCCGCTTAACGACAACCCGGTTGCCGTCGATGGCATCGGCAAGGGCGCGGAGATCGGCGGCGAGGATATCCATTCGGCCCAAGCCGAAACGGAGATTCCCGTTCCCGTCAGCGCCCGCGCCGATGCAACTTTTCGCGTCAGCCATGGGCTTCCTCCGCAGGCGGGCCGGGCTGGGGTTCAGGGCCGGCAACCGGCGCCGGAGATACGAGCTTGTCTGCCTCTTCGCGGAAGCGCGCGGAGATCTCCACGTCGGTCTTGCCGGCGGAACGCAGGAGGCAAACCGCCTCCCACAGATGCGCGCCGGCCAGGGTTTCGTCGGGGTGCATGGCGGCTCCTTTACGACAGGTCGTTGCTGAAATCGAAGAACCGGTTCTGGGAATCGCAGTACGCCTCGAAGTCGAACTCCGGCACTTCAAAATCCTCGTTCTTGAAATTCAAGGCGAGCTTCGTGGCGATTACCGAATAGAGCGTGAGCTGTTGCTTATTGGCCTGAAAAGACTCACCCAGATAAAGCTGGAAGGTCGGGGCAGCACCCATCAACTGGTTATAGGCGGTGATGCGCCCGCCCGTCGTCGCCTGCTGATAGGTATAGGAAATCGCCACCTTGACGCCGGAGACGTTGTCCGCCGCGGCAAATGTATAAATACCGGTCGCCGAGGCGAAGCTGTATTGCCCGGCAGTCGGCGTCGTGGCGACGCGGGTCATTTGCACGCCGGTCGCCACATTGTAGACGCCAAGATCGATTCCGGGAGAACCCGTCGACATGCTGGAGCCGTTTGCGGCGGTGATCTGGAACGGCGTGGTCGGGATCGCCGTGCCGGCCGTGCCGCCCTCATCCAGGATCTGGATTTGCGAACCGGTCGCCAGGGTCTGGCCGAAGAACACGTCATTGAAGGTCCGCGCGCTGATTTTGGCGGCCTTGGCCTTGCCGGTAATCTTCAGGCCGGCACGGGCGGCGACCACGGGCGCTTGATATTGTCCTGTCAAGGACTTGGTGGTGAATGCGAAATCGACGGTGACATCCTGCACCGTGCCGAAACGGGTGGGCGTCGGGTTGGCGATGTCGGTGCGGACAGCAAAGAGGCTGCCGATCCCGAAGGCAAATTGCTCCAAGGGCATGGGTTTCTCCTGATGGGGATGAGGTGGGCGCTTAGGGGATGAGGATGCGGACCGGAATGACGGCCTTGGCGATGCCGTCGAGAAGTGCCGGGTATTGATCGGCGACACCCTCGATCCAGCAATGCCGGACAAGGCCGCCGAGGGTCTGGAGGCCGTTCGCGGACGATGGCGCCAGTGCCGTTTCCAGCGCATCGAGGAGGTTGTTGACCGGGGCTTCGGTGTCGGCGGCTGTGGCCGGGTCCGATTTGACGTAGAGCCAGATCTCGGCGTGGATGGTGCGCTTTTGCAGTTTTCCCGCCTCCCGCGGCGAGTAGTGCATGCCGACCGTCCGAATGAACAAGGCGGGAAATTGTATGGTGACTTCGCTCCACATCCGCAGCCGCCGCCCGCTGGTCGGGAAAGTCCCGGCGGTGAGCGCCTGCGCGAAAAGCGCCGCCATGATCGTTTCACGATTCATCAGAATGCCTTCGCCTTCTGGTCGATGACCGATTGCAGGCCGGTAACGGCATCGGCTTCAATGCCGGTCAGGGCCGGGTGCAGGAACGGATAGGCCGGGGCCAGATTGGCGATGGTCGCCTCGAAAGTGGAGCCGCCCGGGGCATTGGCGCCAAAGAAGCGCGCCAGCAATTTTGACATCTTGACGCCCCCAGCCTTCGATCCCTTTCCGCCGCGCGCGATCCGGTGCCCGTATTCCAGCGAAGCCGCCTTGATGAAATCGGCATCGACGGTCACGCGCCCGGCGATGTGGGTGCCGTCGTCATAGATTTTCTCGACGATGCTGGATTTGAGCTTGCCGGTCTTCACCGGGGCCAATCCAAGAACCCGGTCTTCAAGCCGCGCCGTCAGGTCGGTGATCTTGGCGAGAAGGTCGTCGTGAAGCTCCGCCGGCCACTCGTTGAACCTGGCGGTGATGGCGGTGTCGCCGGTGACGACGGCATCGAAGTTCATTTAGAACGCCGGGCGGACATAGCCGCCCGCATCGAGGAGATCCATGATCGATCTCGGGATCGCCGCACCCTCATGAGCATCATGGAACCACTGGCTCCTGCTCATGCCGAGATCGGGAGCTTCGGAGACCTGAAGCTGCTTGCGCGGATCCCGGCCAGCCTGCCAAAACAGAATCTGGGCATATTGTTGGGCCGCCAGGACCAGGCCAGCAGGAACGGTCGCATGCCCGGCATCATAAGCAATAACGATCTTGCGCCCGCGCCATGGGATTTCATCATCGCTGGCATTCAGGCGGATCAATATGCCTTGGCCGTCGCGCCGCTCGTAAAAGGATGGGTCGAGCACCACGCCGTCTTCCGTCACCGACGTCACCGATAAGATCGGGCGGCGCGATAGGATCAAGCGGCAAAGCGGACGTGTGTCCGAGGCCATGTTGCCGTCGCGCCCGCGCCCCAGCCGCGTGGTCTGGAGAATCGATTCCTTCATCAAGGTCGGAGGAACCGCTCCGTCACGCGCGACACCGCACGCATTGACGATAGCCTCCGACACGACCACCCCCAGGGCCGTCAGCGTGGTGTCCTGGCTGGAATCGGTCACGCCGGCGATGGCACGCAATTGCGCGATGGTCAGCAAATTGCGGTCCACCGCAGGAACGGTGACGGTGATGGAGGGGTCGATCATTACTGTGTTCTCGCCAAGCGTGAGGGGGATGGCTTTCGAACTACCAACGAACCCGGCTCGCCAATGGCGATAAACCCAGCTTCCAGCAGGCCAGGCGCCAGCGCATCGGCGATCTCCTCCTCCGCTCCCGCCACGGCTTTGAGGATGGTTACCCCATCGCATGAATGCGGGAAGGAGCGGAGAACGGAGACACGCATGTCCGATTCCTCAGTTTACGACGATGGCGCCGGTGGTCACGACCCGGCCGTTCGGGAGAACGATACTGGCGTAATAGGTGCCGGTGCCCGCCGTGACGGTGAAGCCGAGAAGGCCAGCCGCCGAGGTGATGAAGAGGTCGGCCTTGCCGGTGACCAGTTCCTGGATGGCGCCATTGGTCAGAGTCGCGGCGGAGGTGGCCGCCGCGACCGCGGTGCCGGCGGAATTCGAGAAATAGAGATACCCCGAGACGACATGCCCGAGCGCGGCGCCGGTTGAATCCTTGAAGGTGAGCTGTACCGCGCAGGTGCCGGTTGCCGGGGTAGCCGTCATGGTGACGGCGGCGGGAAGGCCGGTCAGGGTGTTGAGTTCCGCCGTTACCGACGTGGTGGGCGGAATGTTGTTGAGCTGCGCCGCCGTCGCGGTGACGGCTGTGCCGCCGAGCTTGAATGCACCGCCGGATGCGACATTCAGCGTGCCGCCGGAATCGACCGTTTCGGTGCCGCCACTGTCGATATCCAGCGTCCCGCCGATATGGTCGGCGGCGCCGCCCTGGGTTTTGTAGTTCTTGACGTTTTGAGCAAGGACCGGAGCGGCTGCAAGCAGCAGCACGGCAACAAGGCCGAGGATAAACTTTTTCATGGTGATATTTTCCCAAGGAAAGCCATGAGGCGGCGCTGACAGGGCGCCGCCTCATGAGATGGATCAGACCGGCGGGTTGGCCGTCGGTGCATTGCGCGGATTGCCGAGGATCGCCAACACCGCCAGAGGGGCGTTTCCCGTGTTGTTGCTCGGGGTGATGGTCAGGCGGGTGTACCGCTTGGAACCGATATAGCCCAGCTTGCGGGTTTTGCTGTCCGCCGCGAATGTGAAACCGGCAAGAGCCAGGGTGCCTACCAGATCGGTCGCCGCCGGGACGGCAGTATCGGCCAGAGCCGGGTCGTCTCCGTGTTCCATCGTCACCGCGAAGGTAGCATCGGCGTCCTCAAGGTTTCCCGTGGCGATGACATAGGTCAGGCTTTCGTAGCCCGCCCCGTCAACGATGACGCAAACCTGCGGCGTGTTGTTGGCAAGAGCCACGGCCACGGGGGCCAAGGCCACGACCGGGCTGATGTTGTCGCAGAGATCAGATCGCATTTTCTATTTTCTCCAGAAAAGCGGGCGGCGCGATCACCGCGCCGCCCCTTTCGTTCAGGATCAGGCCGAGACGGTCTGAACCGCGATGGCCTCGCCCTTGACCACGGCGCCGCCGACGCGTTTGCGGGCGCGGAACAGGATCTGGCCGGCGCCGGACTGGGTGAACGGGTCGCGCAGCACGGCAATCATGATGCGATCGACAACGCGGTAGCCCTGGAAGAAATCGCCTACCGCGACCGGCTTGGTGCCGGCGGCGATGTTCGGCATATCGGGCATCTCGGCATAGGGAGACCCCAGGATGGTGTTGGGGATATTCCCCATCAGCCCAGGAATCCATAGGTAATTGCCTTCACCATCCTTCAGCTTACGGATCGTGCCCAAGGTGGAGCGGTTCATGATCCAGGTGGCATTTTTGGCGTAAGCCGTCTTCAGCCCGTCATAGAAAAGGCTGATCAGGCCATCGGCGGTGACGTGGGTGGCATCGCCGGTCACGACCGAGTTGGTGCCCGTGTTGGTCAGCACACCCTCGGCCTGATTGGATGCGCCCGTGCCGGCGATGAACTCGGCACCCTCCTTGACCGCGAACTGCTCGGCGAATTCGAGCTGCATTTCAGCCTGAATATCGAACAGGGAATCCTCGATCATCTGCTCGGAGATATGCACCTCGGCATACATTTCCGGGCACTGTATTTCGACCATACCGGCAGTATAGCCCGTGGTCTCGGTACGGGCATCCACCTCGCCGACCCGCCTTGCCGCGAAGACGCCGGTGCGCTTCGGCAGCTTCAGGGAGGCCACGCCGATCTGGGTCACGCGCGCCAGGGCGCGCAACGGCGATTGGAGAATGACGTTCTTGATGATTTCCTGGCTCATCTCGCCCGGAGACAGGAAATAGCCGCCCAGCGTATCGCTGGCCGCAACGAGGGATTTGTATTCGTTCAGCCGGGCGTAATCCTCGGCCTTCATGTCATTGGCGTCGCGGCGGCAATAGGCGTCGAAGGACGCCTTGTATTCGGTGGCCTTCTCGGTCCCGTCTCCGCCGCCGGCGCCTGGGCGGCCGAGCTTGATTTCCAAGCGGCCAACGGTCTCCTTGAGCGCCTTGGTTTCCTCCTCGATCTGCTTGGCCTTGGCGGCAGAGAGGGTAAGTTCCGCGTTCTTGCCCTCGAACTCGTTCAGGCGGGCATTGAGCTTGTCGAGCTTGTCGGTGGTCACCGGGTCGGGCACGCCGTTCTTCTTGATCTCGGCGAGTTCACGATCGACGGTCGCCTTGAATTCGGCGTGCGCCGTCATCAGGCCGTCAACGGCCTGCTTCACTTCAGGATCAGCCATTATGGCTCCTAGTTGCTGGGGTGGATGGCAGCGGCGGCTCGGTTGAGCAGCGCCACAAGGTCTTGGTCCGCCTCGGCATCACGCAGGGCGAGGGATTTGAAGCCGCCGGCCAGGACGGCCTTGGCCTCGGTGCGGGACAGTCCTGCATCGCGCAGGACCGCCTCCAAAAAGCGGATATCTCGGGGGCTCGTCCCGGATTTTACCGCCGTTATGGTGGCGGCAGTGTTGGCCGGGAAGGTAACTGGGGATACCTCGATCAGATCCACCGCCTTGATGGTGCGACGCGGCTCGTTTTCCTTGGCGCCGCGCGTAAAATCTTTCATGCGGTAGCCGATGGAGAGCCCGTCGAGCTGTCCCTCCTTCATCGCGCCATAAAGGCGCTTGCCGGTCTCCGTATCGAGATTGATGAGCTGACCCTTGCACTGGAGCCCGTGGGCATCCTCACTCATCGAGATCCACTTACCGACCGGGATCAGGTCTTCCGGCGCGGGGGCAGAGAAGAACCCGCCGAGACCGCCGTGATTGAGAAGCATTTTCGGCATCTTGCCGCGCGTCTTGTAGTCGGCGAGCGTCTTGGTGAACGCGCCCGGCATCATCATATCGCCGTCATAGTCCTCGTTGCTGAAGACGGAGCCATATCCTTCAAACGCACCGAGCGCGCTATCCGTCGTCTTGAATTCGAACGATGAGACCTTGAATTCCGTATTCATGACGAGGGCTCCAGTGCCGCAAGCACTTCATTTAGGTTGTCGCGCGCGCCGACGATGCGCCGCTCATTGGCCGCCGACAGCGCGCGGCCGATCTTGGTTTCGAGTTCCGAACCATCCAGGGGCGGGCCGCCATTGTGACCGATCAGCATCGATTTCACGGCCTTGGCCACATCCTTGGCCGCCGCCGCGCGATCCGCCTCGGTGCCGAGGTTCAGCGGCACCAGAGGCTCGTTCAGGCCTGGCAGCGGGTTCCACCCCTCATCGAGCCGCGCTTCGTTGCGGGTCATGATCCCGAGCGTCACGAGGGCGGTATAAAACGCCGCCCGCGAGGCATGGTCGCCGCGCAACAGTGCCCGGCTGTTCAACCGGAAGCACAGGCCGTCGCGCCGCTCCGATTTCGTCAGAAGATCGACGTTGACCCGCTGCTCAAATCGCCTCGTCCACCGTCCCAGGGAATAGATGACATGCGCGAGGAAGAACTGTTCGGCGGAAGCGAATGTACTGGCCTTATCGGAATGTCCGATGATCGCCGGGAATACGCCAAAGGCGCGCGCCACCTCTTCAATCTGGAATCGGCGGGTTTCAAGGTGCTGCGCATCGACGCCGCTCATTGACACCGGCGTCCAATTCAAGCCATTGCCAAGCACCAGCGGCTTTGACGAATTGGCGAGACCGACATTGCTTTGCGAGAAGGTCTCGCGCAACAAATCAACATCGTCCTTTCCAAGCTTGTTCGCCGTCGAAAGCACGCCTGTCGTATTGACTCCATTCGAGTGCCGGCGCGCATGCGATTCTTCCGTCGCCAAAGCAAGGCCGATCGCCTCCCGCGCCATGCGGGTTACGTCGAGCCCGGAATAACCATTCCAGGACGGAGAGCGCAGGTGAAAGATGTTTTCAGCGGGCACCTCCATGCTTTGTCCGCTTGCGAAGGCAACGGTATAGCGCAGGGCGTAATCAGGCTGCTGCATGAGGGTCACCTGGTCGGGCCGCAACGGGATCAGCTCCCTTGGCGCACCCGTCGTGCTCATGCTCCCATCCGGAGCCAGACCGCGATTTATGAACGACATGCCGTTGCCGCAAAGAACGGCATGGATCATCATCGTTTCAACCCACTCGGTCGGTGTCTGCCAAGCGTTCGGCTGATCCTCCATCACATCCCAGAGCGGATGGTTCCGCTCCCGGTCAAAACCCCCGTCAGCACGCTCGCGCGACACTTCGCCCGGCATCATCCCGAGGCCGCAGGCGAGCGCTTGGGTGCAGGCCAAAGCCGTCGTGCATTGGAGAGCCCGATCCGGAGAAATCGTGATGCCGGATTTCGAGCGCCAGCCGCCGAACAACAGCGTCGAAAGATAGGCGCTGATATCGGTCGCCTTATGCTCGACGCTGCCGCTGAACAGGGATTGAACGAATCCCGCCATCAACCGGCTCCCTTGTCCGGCGTGGCGGCACCACGGTCACGTATCTCCGCGGCGCGCGAAGCCGCCAAGCCCGCCGCCAGCGCGAAAAAGCCGCCGATGATAATCCCTGCGGGCTTGGCCATAAGCCAGAACCCATAGGAGATGGCCGCCGCGCCGCCGAGGGTCACAAGATCGCGCATGGCGCTCGCCAGGAACGACCCCAAGCGCCGTTTCGGACCTTTGCTCATGCACGGCTCCTAAAGGACGAATATTTGCGGAGAATTGTCTACAGCGGATGGGTTCCGCTCCATCAGTACGGCAGCATCGAATAGGGCCATCAGCGGATCGATCTTCGCCGTGCCGCTGGCCTGTTTGGTGATCAGGAATGCGTTCTTTGTCGGCTCGACCTTGGCATTTCCGAGACACCACGCCATCATTGGCCGCGCGCCGTGAGCAAAAGAGCCGTCGATAAGCTTGCGCTCAAGGCCCTTGATCGCACCCGTCAAACGGTAACCCTGCGAGACGCCGCAGAGCAGCTTGCTATTTTCGTTCACGCCGATTGCGTCGAGCGCGTCGACCAGGCCGCCGATACCGATCTGGTCGATGCCGACACCGCCGAGCAGCCCAGCGTCCTGGACCCGGCGCACGATGTCGATGACCCCTTCAATGTCCTCCGGGTAATCGCCGATCACGGTAAGATCCCCGTCGCTCTCAAAATCCCGATACCGGCTTTCTTCCGATTTGCGCCGGGCCAGCGCTAACGGGTGCGCGAAGGCGTGCGCCCAATGAAGCCAGCGATCCGTGAATCGCTCACGTCCGAGAACCGAAACCCCCAAAAGATCATCAGCGCCACCGCCATCTATGCCGATAACCACGACCTCTGAGCGCTTAAGAATAGCGTCAAGCGTTAGCGTTTCATCGCCGGCACCCTCCCAAGAATCGGCGCCAACCCATCGGTCGGAACGCAGTCCCAGGCCTGTCTCGACGTTGAGGTGCTTTGCCAGAAAACCGCGCAGCGAGGCCTCTCCGCCGTCCTTCGCTTTTTTGAACTCGCGTTCCAGGAAGGGAATATCGACCGAGGCGCCAAAATTAGGATTGGTGACGAAGAAATATTTCTGGTCGAGGTACTGCTTTCCCTTGAGCATCCATTTCGGGTGCTCGTAGAGCACCGGCATGAACGACCTGTCGGCGATCTCGCCGTCGCGGACCTTCCGCGCATAAGACAGCTTCGACTTAAATACCCCCGCCGGGGGGTCGGAAGACTGCGTCGAAAGATAAATGACGAAACCTTCTGGACGGGCGGCAAGACCGCCGGTCGCCTCGCGTAGCATCTCCTCCGCATCGGCGATGGAGCCGAATTCATGCAGTTCGTCGACCAGCAGCCCCGCCGTCTTCTTTCCGACGACCGTCTGGGAATCGGCGGCGATCACCTTGAGGCTGGCGCCGGTCTTGCGGTGCGTGATTTGGCGCATATGCTCCTGAATATGGAACATATCGCTGAAGACCGGAGAGCGCTTAACGGCGCTCTTCGCTGGGAGAAAGGCGTTGTTTGCGGCTTCCTTCGTCGGCGCAAGCACAAAGAATTCGCTGTCGTCGCGCCAGCAGCGGACCAGAGCCGTCACCATGATCGCGGCGGCTATGGTCGATTTCGCGTTCTTCTTGCTGATCAGCAGAAAGAACTCCTGAATGAGGCGCCGGCCGGTTTCCTGGTCGTAGGCGCCGAAAACGGCGTCGATGAATTCCAGCGTCCACGGCCGCGCCGCCCCGACGATGCTCGGTGCGCCGGAAAGATCGACTAGACGGAACTCCCTCAGCACATCCCGCGCCGCGGAAACCTGGCCGGGGAAAAGCGGCGGGCACGGGACGAGCGACTGCTGCGCGAGGATGCGACGCTCCCAGTCGGGGCAGGCCGTCGTCCAGTCCATCGCTCTAGCCGGTTCTAGCCCAGGGGCTCGTCAGAGGGGCTTGTCAGTGCTTCGTGCCGAACTCGGCGGACGGAGGTGCGCAGGGAGCGAAATGACCGGCGGCAGCCGCCTCGGCCGCCTGCTGAAGCTGCTCTTTCTTGCCGGAAGAGCGGAGATCCTCGCCCTTCGGTATCAACGCCGGGGCTACCGCTCCGAGCCCGCGGCTGAGCAGGGACCGAGCGGCGGTGATCCGCGCGGACTCGCTCTGGCTGTTCTGGGCTATTTTCGCCAACACCTCAACAGCGAGATACGTCAGCTTGCGGCATGAGGACCGGATTTCACCCGGCTGCATCCGCGCCGCCGGTGAACCGAAAAAGGGCAACATCAGGTCGCCGCCTGCCTCTACGGTCGGCTTTCCCCAACCGCGATCGAGAATCTCGTTCGCCGCTACTACCCTGACAGAATCGCTCTGTCCGGCGATCATCTCCCGGTAAAGCGTGTCGAGAGCGGCCTGTATATGCGGGAAGACGACGGAATCAATCTCGGTGGGCGCCGGGGCTGCTAACGCGACGCGGAGGTCTACGCCTGCCACAGCGGAGGCCGGAACTGCTCCCTTCTTCTTGCGCCCGGCCCCCGGACGTGAGCCTCCGCGTTTGGATTTCTGGGGTTCATCGGTCATCTTTGATTTCCGGATTTCAAACCTGAATTTCAATCCTCTGGCGCACCAAGAAAAAAACCTGCGCGTGAGCCCATACCGGTTGCGGACGTCAAGGTGCCG